TGGTTACTGACTGCCCATGCGTGAATCGGATCTGCTGGATTGAAGATGGCGCCGTTGTAAGTTGCGTCCTGTTGATGAATCACCTTTGTCTTTTCCGGAACGCGGTACCATCCCTCGCACAACAAAACCCGCTGGCGAGTGCCACAGCCCATCAGGTCGCCAGGTGAACCATGCAACAGACTGGTAGCAGCCGGATCATCGTAGAGGTAGGGATTACCCATCTCCCGGTTGATCTGGTTGACGTTGATTACATTGTTCGCGGCAATCTTCAGATCTTCCTTGCGGTCCGGAAACATCAGTTCAGCTACATCCAGGTCCACCCACTTCTCACGGAACAGAAAGCGTGCATCCGACATATCCGGGGCGATAGAGAGCGGGTCATACCACATATTCCGCCAGGTCTCGTAACGAGTGAAGAGCGGTTCGTCTTCAGGGTCATTGCGAATGCCATCTTCCAACCAACCCAAGCCGACAATGGCGGCATCGGCAAAACCACGGGAACGCTCGAAACCATCCTTGTTGACGTCAGAGAGGTATTTGAGCAGGGACGTCTTTGACTCAGCAGCCTTTCGACCTTCTGCCTTGCGGGGCATGACACGAAAATCAACGCGGGTACGCTTCTCGGTGCCGGTCACCCAACGCAGGGTAATGGCCGTGAGATTGAAAACAGATGCGGTCTGCCCCCTGCCCTCGACTATGGCCTTGTCTTCTTCGGACCACTGGAGGCCATCGAAGTAATCCTGATCCTTGGCCATCTCGTAGCGGTTCTCGGCCTGGCTGATACGAGCCTGCCGGCGCCACTCCAAAATCTTGTCCTTGCGTGCCTGCACCCCGGGGGAATCAAGCGAATCTTTCTTGGCGCGACGGACATTACCGGTGGAACTATTGTCCATAGCCCATCGGTCTTTTTTGTTCTTCCGCTCTCGTTTTTCGATTGCCTGCGCCATTTTAAACCCCAAACGTAAAAAGGCCCGGACAGTCTGAGAATCAATCTCAAACCATCCGGGCCAGCAAGGGAGCCCCGGTATTATCGGGGGCCATCGGGAACCGCTTATGTGTACTTGCGCCAAGGTCCGGCTAGGGCATATCGGTTATTATCCTTCACCGGCCCTGGCAATTATACGGGGGAACTGCTCACCGCCCCCTCTCGCGTGATATTCATCTCAGCATCGGGCGGGGCTCAATTGCAACGATCTGACCCTGATTCCAATGGATAATCGTCTGTCCGCCCAAGTTCAAGGCAAGTTTTAGTTTATCCATCAGATTTGTCAACTCTTTTTTTTCGTCTGTGGTTAGCGGCGTCGTACGGATTACTCTTTCCATGGTGGTAGACTCCATTATTCCATCATTTCGCCGCTGATCTTCTGCCCGTCCACTATTGCATCATACTCTGCTACTACCTTCTTTTCCTTCTGGAATGGTTTCATCTTGACCAGATCGTCCAGGCCGTCAGCGATGTACTCACGCAGCCTGAACAGCGAAGTATTATCGAGACTAACACCCAGGCTGATCGCCATGCGGAAGATTCCAAGCGCTATACCGAACTGCAGATCATCTTCGGCTATTCGCATCAAGCCAAAAGCTGTGGCGCCAGGATTGACATTCAGCATCTGGTTCTGATCAACCTTGCGCAACATGTTGAAGGCTTCGGTCATGCTGCCCTGGTCTTGACTCTCCGGCTCGTTGTACTTGTAGGCAGCCGGCAATGGTATCAGGGCCGAAGCCTTGGCAGCATGGTTGTTGATGATCATGGTCGGCTCGTTCTTCTCTCCTGAGTAGGTGTAACGCCGCTCGAAGTTGCCTTTGTTGAACATGCTGATCAGCATTTGTTTCCTCCTTGATATACCTGAATCATATCGCATCCGTTGCCTGTGAATATATCGAAATCAGCGGCTTTATTGACGGCATCTCTTGCTGACATACCCATACTCATTGCAGTCCAGGCGAAGTCGCGTCCACTGCCAATGGCATAGAAATCATCTTCGATCAAAACAGGCTCCAATTTAAACTCGTAAAGGAAAGCTTTACCAGTATCTCGCTCAACTGTGATTGCACGGAATGAATCCTCAACCTTTGGCTTCTTGTCTGCTGGCTGCCCGGCATCTATCCACTTGAGGAACATAACCTTGTCTTGCGTATCGCCTGAACATCCGGCAAGGGTACTACCTTCGCATAGGACGTGGATCTTTGTGCATTGCGTCGGGATACCGTTGTCATTAGCGAGACGATCCCCTGCCAGCATCACGCCATCATAAGCTATTGTTGTCATCAGCTAACCACCTCATAAGCCTTATTGATCACCTCTGTCTTGCACATCTCCAGCACCCCGACAACCTCGGCAGCGGTCATGCCATCTTTGGCCCCGGCTTCGTCTGTGGCGTTCAGAATCTTGTCGGCCAGGCGTTCGATGCGGGAGCGAATTATTGCGTCGGCTTCTCCTGATACCAGATTGAACAGGGGCGGCCCTGGCTTTCTGTTGGGGTCAATCTCTCCCCATGGTATCGCCTTTCTGTCACAAAGATGCCCCATCACTCACCCCGCGCAATCGAAGCATTTGCCCACATCACGGACTGCTCTAAATTAGTCATAGCAAGTGACCGCTCCCGGCTATCGGGGCACAAGGCCTCAACCATGTACGCCAGTTCTTTCGCTTTGGCCCTGATCGCCTCATACTTCTCTGGCTGGCCTGGTTTCGGAGCGTGGTACATGAAGTTGTTTTCAATCCTGGGGGACTGCACTTTGCCTTCTGGCGGCACACACACATCACAGATTTCAAACTCGTTGTTGCAATCGCACATCAGTAATCCTCCAATTCGGATAATTCCAATACTGGCCTGCGCAAACTTTCTGCATATGCTCGTTCAGCTTTGGCCCCTGGAGATTCCACCCAACAAGGCAGCATGACCAGTACATCAGCGCGGCGTACCATCAGCATGCAATGCTCCATATATTCATCATAGTGCCATCCATCAGGAAGGCTGGCAGGATTTAAACATCTGCTTGCACCAGCGGACACAACCACTTGCGAAGCATCTTGGAACTTCTGTACGAAATTGGGATCACTAGAAATTGCCCCGCTGATATACACTGTTTTCCCTGATACACTGGTCATTTAAACTCCTGAAATCCTTCCACCGGTCGCTGCTCAATAATCTTCATTTTGGTATCCAAGCAGGTATAAAGAGACAAGCCCATCATTTCTAGGGTGTCAGCCAATACCAGCACCATGTCAGCCGCTTCGATACCAGCCTTAACAGCATTTGCGGACGTTCGGTCTACCAGATAGTGAGTAATTGCCTCACCGAACTCCCCGTGTTCTTCACCCAACTTCCGCAAGCGACCGGGGATATCCCTGTCTGGCATACGAGCATCAGCCCATGTTTTGATTCGCTGTTGCAGACGGTCCAGTTCACTCACAGCAAAGTCTCCTGTTTTTCTTGGCGGTCCCTGGTGCCATATTCCCACGGTAAACCATCACAATAACGCTGAGCTTCCTCTTCTGAGCAGTTGCCACAAATGGTCATGATGGCCACACGCTCTTCTCGTGTCACAGCTTGGTCCTCGGTCATGCCGAAACCACATGCTTGACCGTCTGTACATTGAAGCCACGGCCATCGCAGCGAGGACACCGATTATGGAACACTTCCCGATAGGTGTTATCGGTATCCAGCTTGATGCAACGTGAAAGGATCCCTTTCGGAGTAGAGTCCGCGCAGATCATTCCAGGACCACAAGTACCGTTTGCAAACTCTGTGCTGTGTGGCCGCTTGTGCCTGCATGGTTCAGTTGCGCATCTGTGCGCTGCATCGCAGATCATCATGCTCAATTTTCCCTCCCAGCTGCATGCCTGACCTTCTGGCTTACAGTCCCGTTGACATAGAACCTTGCACGCTCTTTCCCCACCATCCGGATCACATCATCGTAATGGGTTTCTTCATGGCGGATGATCGAGGCCAGTACTCCCTTGAGGTTTTCCCCCAGCTTACAGTCAAGCCATGTTATGCCCTTCTCGTCTGTCAATACCCGTAGCCGCTTCATCTGACCTTTGGATAGGTTTGGGAAGAGATAGCGGATGATAGAGGCCTTCATTTCACCCATGGCGGCTTCGCGGGTCATGGTCTATCCATCAAAGCGCGGTAGTATTTTCTTGTCTCCTTAATTTCAAGAGCCATGCTACTCCTGCGGTTACATAGATCCTGGCGGGGGAACGTGATGTTAAAATATCGTTCCGCCCCATCAACCACGCGACGGAACTTGTATTGAATTAGTTGCCCTCCGCAAACAAATAACTTAACACTCCGCTTCATACCGCCATCCCTCCCGGCCGGTTACGACGACCATTACTGCCACTGTTATTAGCCGCTGGCATTTCGTAAGTGACACACATAAGTCCAAATGAATCAGCGCCGTGGCTTGACCAATCATGTTCAGGTCCCATACCTAAACTGCGCACTTCATCGCGCTTTTCGTGATACCAGCCTAAAGCCAATAGACCGGGTTCACATGTAGGGGTAGTCTCTATGTCGGCATCTACAGGGGCGTTGAACCACATAAAGGGGAACAGCCTACGGCCTGCTTCAATTCTCGCCTTGGCTGCGCCTTTCCCTTGGTTTGGGACAACCGTTACGTCATAACCTGCATCTCTGAATGCCTTGGCGTAGGAAACATCGTAAACCTTGTCTTGAGAATCCCCATCATGTGGCAGCCATATCTGCGCCCGTCCAGGCCCGTACTTCCGCGTTCTAAGCCACTCCAGGTGTGTGGCGAACGGTTGACCGACAGCCTCATAATAATCAATCACGCGGATCTCTCGGCCCACGAACTGTGCAACCCACATTGTGAATGCGTCCGCCTGGGCACCTGTCCCTCCAATATCGCAGAACACCCTCAAAGTGAGCAGAGGATCAGCCGCTACATTTCCAACCCGTTTGTCGAGTCTTGCTTGAGCAAGAGACTTTGCATAATACGCGCCTGCTATAGCGGAAACATAAGCGCCTTCCCAAATATGGTCATATTGGTCTTGTCGCTCCCTAAAATCGCGCTCACGGTCTCGCTCCAACTTCTCTGGAAACTTAGGATTGTCCCGCCAATTAAGCTCTACAACCTTGACAAGGGGGTCTTTGCTGGCACGAAAACGTGTTTCTACGGCTGAATTCTTGCGGCACGGATTCCAGGTTACCCATAGTTCGGCATTCCAGCCATCGCCTTCCTCTCGTAGTGTAGGGATCAGAATTGAAAAAGCGTCGTCAGTCACCGGCTCTGCTTCATCCACCCAACACAGCAAAATGCGGCCTTTTGATTTCACACTGGATATATTGCGGTCCAGGCCTGCAAAAGCAAAATCGATACGGCCATCTTTGCTGCATATGTACTTTTCGCCGATCTCGTAATATGACTTCAAGAAAGATTCTTCCTCGATAGCTCTTTTTATCTCTTCCATAGACGAATCATTGAGCGAGTTCATGAACTGACGGGCACATAGAAGAATGCCTGAAATGCCCTCCATTCCGTACATATACCCACGTACAGCCGCCATTTTGGCAAAGCTACGCGTCTTGGCCGATCCTCGGCCACCGTAAGCGCCACGCACGTCGGCAGGCCCGGAAAAAACCGGGATAAGCTTATGCGGGAGTTTTATCTGAGCGGCGCTAATCAAGGGGCACCAATTCAATGCGATTTACTACCTGGATGGGATTGTCTTTACTGCCTGGGTCTTTCCACAGTTTGAGGTTACGGCCGGCCAGCTCAATAGCGCCTTTCGGGTCAGCAAACTTCACTTTTCTGACTATCCCGATGGCATGCCGATCACCACCCCTGCCATCGAACAGCTCGACGCTCTCAATCTCGGTGATAGCCGCCGCCTCTTCTTCGGTCAGCTCATGGATCTGCTTTATTGTCCCATCTGGTTTATGGAGGGTGCGGCGGTCAAACATTGCGATAGCCGCGAGACGCTTCAAAACCTTATCGTCCGTCAGCCCATAACGCTCTTTGTGTTCCTCTGTGATCTGCTCGATACGCGCCTTAATTGAATCATTTTGCATCATGCGGCCAGCCTTCACGTTAGCGTAATCATACGATAAATCAGGCCACACCCTAAGCGCGGCCCTTACAGCTACGTTGCAGCTCACATATTCCTGACAGAACCGTTCTTCCTGAAGATCCAGCGAATTTTCTTTCTCCTTCTCTAGACTCTCCATCACCTCTTTGACGCTCTTGCCCTCATTGAGCAGGTCGGCTCCTGGTAGCTGGCAAAAGACTTTCTTGGCCGGTTTATCCTGCTTCTGTTTTATGCCCTCATTCTTGCGAGGTTTGCTTGTAGCTGGTTTTTTACCCTTGCCCCTTATCTCGCTATGCCCTTTGCCTTTGCTTCCACCCACAGCAGCTTTTAGTGGCTCCTTTTTAACAGAAACGCCTGCCTTACCCTTTTTCTTGGGCTTGGCAGGCGTCTTTGCTTTGATTGTTTCTTTTGTCATATCGATTGATATTCCTGTGTCAGATGCGGCAGATTTTATTAAGCCGGACAAAAAAAGTCAACGCAAATTGGAGAATTAATCTCCTGTGGCAAAGAAATATTTTCCATGGCTGTCTTGATCATGCGGCCTTCTTGCCTGCTACCGATAAATGAGGCCTATTGCTAGGTCCAAACTTACCTTCAAGAGAAGCAAGTATCTCGTCCAATTTACCTGAAGCATCCACGTGTTCCTGTGCTGTAAACTCCGGTATCTGCGCCGTGTTATATGCCGCTTTCAATTTTGGTTTAACCGGCATATCGGCAATCGACTTCCTGAGACTTGCCGGACGTTCTGGAAAAAACTCATTGTGGCCGTAATGATGCTTAACTCCGATCTCAACGTACTCGATCGGCAGGTCTGAGATCACATCGAAGTATTCCATAAGCCACTTCGATTCAAATTTACGAGGTTCATTCGACACGCAGTATTTCCCCGCCAGCCAGTAGATGACTGTGCAGAACCGTTTAAAATCATCTTTTTTCATACATCAACCCCCATCTGTTTGCACGCATCGTAAATGGCTTCCCTGTTAGCAGTCATGATTTCTTCAGCTGTTTCCTTCTTGCCTCGGTTTGCTTCCGAGTTCCAATTGTCATGGTTATCCAAATAACTCCTGATCCAATTCAAATTCGGCTTTTTTGCGGATGCGACTGCTTGGAATGCGATTATCAACCTGTCCCTCGGGTAGTTCTGACAGAGATTCAGTAGTGTCGAAGCTATGGGCTGGTTGTGAGGTATGGTCCCCAAGTATTTGACGTGCAGGTTTCTTATTTCGGACATTGCCATGCGTATAATTTTATCCCCCTCCGTTTTTTGGTCGTGAAGAGGGTCCTGCGCAATTTTCACAACGGGGGGTAAGGGGGGAGGTTTTATAATAGGTATTGGTAGTGGTATTGGTATAGGATCTGGGGCATTGCCGTTGCATTGCTCTTGCATCGATTTTTCATGCGTCCGCATTGCGTCCGCATTGCTCTCGCATTGCTCTTGCATACTTTCTTTTCTTTGTTTTTCTCTCTCCCATCTAGTATTTGCGGCCTTCCGAGCGTATTCGGATCTCTGGCCGGTTTCTGCGACATACGGGTTATTCTCTTGCCAGTCATGAATTTGACACACACCGTCTTTTCGTTCCAGCCAGCGCAAATTGACCAGCGTTTTAACAAAGAGTCCATTGTCTCCATTCCAGTTAGATGCTATTTCGATATCTTCATCATCCATGCCCAATAGAAAACCATCGGGCCGGTTCTGTGCAGCGAAGAACCAAAGAGAAATCATGGATAATACAGCACCATCTCCGAGTCTTTTCCTGAGCTTCACAGTTTTTGGATGTTGTAAAAATGAGATCTGCAGGCGAATATCAGTGGCCATATAACCCTCGCTAAGAAGTGTGAAAATCATAAAAAACAATGCATTGCTACTTGCCAAACTTGCTTCTACTGGTACGCTTGTTAACAGGGGAATGGTGTATTTGGTATCGGGCCTGCATTAGCCGAAGCATGGCAGGCGTGGAGCTATTAATTAAATCCCATCCGTGATATTTCCGGGCATCCGCTCTGGCTTTCTCTCCCGCGTGGAGGCCGCACCGATACGTTCTTAATACTCCTCAAACAACTCCTCAATCTTGGCAACCTGCTTCTCAGTGAATGAATGGCCCTGCTTCATCTTGTCGTGCATATCGAGGATAAACTTCTCAGCCCATTCACCCTTAATATCGCCGCGTTGGTACAGGTCATAGAGCTTACCGATCATCATGTGGGTACGGGGCGCATCATCTAACATTCATAGCTCCTTTACAGTGTTTCTTCCCAGATGATTACCGATACGCCCGGGACATCTACATAACGTTTCTGCACGAATGTTGAGACAATCTGTTGATCTGCTTGATAGCAGATACTTTCCAGCGCGTCCTGGATGCCCTTGAGCACGTTATCGCAATCAGGCTTACTGGTGGGCATGACATACCGCTTCGGCTTGCTCTTAGGACGCGAGAGGCCTATCTCCACCCTGATTGAAAGTGGAATGTCTCTGTGAAACGGCTGCAAATCCATCTCTTTCATTTTGTCGACCGCGCAGGATCTGACCCAAGATTTATAATCCTTGGCCGGCGCCGCATCGTAAGTGGCCACAAAATTCCCCCGTCGTGCAAACCGGGGGCGTGACTGCGCAACTGGAGTACCTGGAATAAAAAAGGAAATTTCCGACATCTATTCCTCCATCCAATCGTTGATCTTGCGCCTCTCGCTGTCCCACTGATAGGTCACCCGGACTTTAAGGTATTCACCCAGCAGCTTTTCCAGATAGGTAAGCCCTTTCTGGATCATCCCCATTTTATCCAGGAATGCGCCCTGATACTCCGAAACGGAATCTTCAGACTGTTCCAGTTTGACCGTTGGCGTCTTCATTTGACTGATGGCGAAGGTTTCACCTGTTAAAACGAAGCTGTAAGCGGCGCCATCATTGTCTTCAAAGAAGATGCCTGCCTTGGTAAGGTAGGCGCCACCTTTTAAAGCGGATTTGATGACAGGCATCTCATGTTGAGATCCTGTCACGGTAATCTTTTCAATGCCACCTTCAGGCAAAGCACTGGCCATGTCGATCTTGCAGTCAACCCATGCTGAAAGGCCGGCACAAGCCGCCTGCCCATTCCCGCTCAGAATCCACAACAGGAAGTCGCGTCCCAACCAGACATTTGACTTGATCAGATCCAGGACGCCACGAGAATTGGCCAGGTTCTTTTCTTTGAGGTCGTATGACAGTTCCAGTGGGCCGGCAATCTCTTCCGCCTGGTGCCAAGGGGTGTAGTAGATCAGAGAGAACGGGGTAAATGTGCGTTTGAACATCAATTCAAAGACTTCCATGGCCTTTGCCGATGTGTTGAAGAGATAAATCATTTTATCTTTCACATCCCACACTACATCCCATACCTGAGAGTCGGGCAGCTGGCGGGAAAGCAGTTTGAGCTTTACGTTTTCCTTAATCTCTGTGCGTTTCGGCTTCGGGACGCTGCGGAAGTTTGGATGTTCTGCCAGGAAGATATCCATCTCTTTTTTGATCTCACCGAAAAGGATCAGTGGAGGAATGACACGAACATCTCGACGCAGAGAGAAAACAATAAAGTCGCCGATCTGGAGATAATCAGGATTCTCGAAGCTGGCAGCTTCCTGATCATTGATCTGAACCCAGCCAACTGAGACTTCTTCTGCCCCTTCCACGATGGAGCGGAAGCCGAGATGTGCCAGTGCCTTTTTACAGGTCTCCATGTTTACTTCTGAGCCGAGTAGAGGCAATGACGTCTCGACTTTGTAGCGTGATATGCTGTTACTGTTTCCGAAAATACTCATTTGTACCCTCCATGCGCTCTTGCGCTGTTTCTTATTCGCCTAAAAAGGCGATTATATTCTTCATTGATTACAGGGATTGAGGGGCGCATTTAAGCTGCCACTCGCATTAACATCTGTTTTTCTGCCCGCAAGGTATCCAGTGGACTCGGCACATCTGAATGTTGCTTGATGCAATGCAGATAAATCATGGTAGTCTTGGGGGTGGAATGACCCAAAAGCTTCTGTAGACGAATGATCGCCACTTCCTGCGCACTTCCTGCGCTTTCTAGCCAGTGAGTTGCGTAACTGTGTCTGAAGGTATGGCAGCCAGCCTTCTTCATCACTCCTGCATCACGAATAGCGCGACCAATCCGCTTTTGGACAGCAGACTCATGTACGTGCCATAGTTTCCCGAGCCAGGCCGGATTCGCCGGACGCCCCTCATGTTTTCTGACCGGACCACTCGCCGGGAACACCCAGAACCAGCCCTGTTCATAAGGTATTTTGGGATACTTCCGATCAAGTGCATCCGGCACCGAAACAGGCACCCGTTGTTGGGAGTACTGCTCCCAAACAACTCGATTATTTCGCAGATGTTTTTGCATCGGAATGACAACATCTTCCGGCATGGATACAATGCGTGACTTCATCCCTTTGCCGTCCCAGATAGTTATTTGCCTACGGTCAAAATCAAGATCTTTTACTCGTAAAGCGCAGACCTCACCCACTCGCATTCCGCACCCATACATCAACTGGCCCCACA